TAAATGTTGTTCATTGTCAATTTGGTTATACAAACTTACATTTAATAGATCCAATTTGACATACCCACGATCTTCGGCCGCTTTGTGATCTAAACTTGATTGTCCAGTAAAAGGATCTACGGGAATGTCTGTAAAATAAACACCAGTATTGTGTTTGACCATATGGCCGTCACGAACTATACTAGCAGGTGTGTGCTTTAGTAGAGATAGTATCTTGTCTCTATCCCCAAAGTCAATATCGATGTCACTCTTAAATGTCATTGTTTGTATTTCAAACTAAACCAACTGGCCAGTTCATCTTTATAAAAGGTAAAAACTGTGTGTCTGGCAACAGACTCACCGGTAAAATCATTCCACTGCGGGGGACAATATGCAAAGTCAAAATCTATTCCTTGTTGGTAACCTTGATTTTTTAAATCTCGCACAAGATCAAGGATCGGGCCCACTAGCTCGTCATTTATATTGATTTTTGTCACAGGCCTGCCTTGCTCAAAATGTCCTTGACCCATTCAGTGTCTGCCACATAGTCCTTGAATCGACGTTGCCAAACGTCAGGATCTATCCACGGCATGATTATTGTGATTTGTTCCTCGTTGAGTCGATCAAGAAACTCAACGCCCGAATCACAATTATACACAATCCAAGGACTAACACGACCATCTCTGATGTGTTGCACAATGCGATTGCCGGCACCAAGCCTAAAATAATTGTTAAAGTTGTTCTGTAATATATGATCTGCATCTGCGTACCTTTGCATTTCTTTGAGTGCTCGTTCCAGTGCGTCCTGCACTGCTTCTTTACGCATGTATTCAGACAGCCATTGAAGATACAGTTCTTCCTTGCACCAATGGTCTAATTTTTTATTGTTTTTTAAAAGCCAATCAGTAAAACTACCAAAGTTAACACAGCGAATAGAATGAGCGTGTCTGCCGTACTTAACAAAAGCAAGATAATAAGGACTGCTAGCAAAGTCATCATATGTTTTTAGTTTTGCACTACCTTGTGTTAATTCGTAAAATCGTAAATATGCATTGAAGCCTAGTTGTACCGTTGCATCAGTTTGACTTTGATGTCTGCGTTTTTGTTCGCACATGTGTGCGGCCAGAGTACTTTCTTTACTATAAGATTTTTTACAGTATTTACAGGTGTGCATCAAGCTATTTTATGTTCTTTAATATAATTAATCAAATATTCATTTAATTTTTGATGATGTCCGGCCACCCTGTGTTTGATTCGATCCTCCGTTGTTGGAGTATTTAGACGCATGATGGCCAATGATTTGGGTGAGTGCGACTGTTGTGCTGTTACACCTTGCTCGTGCTGCCAAGGAACACTTTGCCACTGGAATCCATGCACTATGTTGGCTACCGATTTGAACAAGGTTAACCTGGAGCTGTCAATCAGCCTTGCTAGGCCATGGTCCGGCAACATATAAGAATCATCTGCTTGCTGAAACAGCAAAACTTGATGACCACGACTAGTCAAGTCACTGACTGCGGCCAACATGCGATACATCAAATCTTCTGTACGATCCAACAAACTGTAGACATCAGCTTTGTATTGTAACTCGACCCAATTCAACGAATCCTGCTCTTTCCAAAAATGCTCCCACCGGTTGCTGAACTGTTGATTTTGCGGATTTACCCATCGTCCTTCGAAACTGGAGTGTACCGTCTCGTCTAGTTTGTATTTTAAAATAGGTATTTCTGCTCTACTGATAAAGGTCATGCCCAGGATGTACAAAGTGGGTTTGTCAGTCAAGTAACTATGCTTGAGCGTGGTTCTAAGAATTCTACTGTTAGCACTGCCACCGATGGCCAGGGAGCAACTAGACTCTATGCCCAACCCTTGTGCCAACTCCGTATGGCCGCCGCCCGAAGCATAGAGCTCCATGTAGCTACACCCATTGACCACTAACTGGCGATAGATCAACCCAATTCCTTTTTGATATCTTGATCACTGATGCCCATGTCCTTGGCCAGTTTTTTTAAATCTGCCACAGTGTTAATTTCAGCCAGCAGCTCGATGTCATCTTGTCTCAGATGTGGATTAATCCTTGCCAAAAATTTAACACTTTTGCTATTATTAGTGCCTTCTTTTTTCTTGCTGGCTTGCCAATAATGCCGTTGCCTGCCCATGCCAGGACTAACGCTGGTACACAATAACCATTGTAGTTTGGGATGCTTGCCCAAGTCGAAGAAGTTTTGATTCACTTTGTCGTTGGTGGCACGAAGATACCATTCTTGTAAGGTATCGTCACCTTCCACACTGGCGGCATATCGCAACATCAAGTATGTTGCAAACTTTTTCTTTTCGTCGTCAGTCAGCTCGTCGTAGAACGCTCGATTTTTTATATCAAGTTGAGCCATTTCGTTATTGATTGATAGTTTGTCCATTATACGGGGTGATGTGAAATAGTGTCTTTGCTATCTCTTATAAGATAATACAGCATTATAACACGTTCCAACTCTGCTTGTAAAGCTGGATTGGATCGTGCTTCTCGCCGAATCTCGCCCCAAAGTTTATCTTCCATAATATGTTCGCGCAGCGGGCGACCGTCGGCAGTTCGGGGATCGGGTTTGCCTTCCATTTCGTATTTATATCCAATCAACTTGCGTTCTGTTTCGCCAAACTCACGAGCGTATATTTCATCGCCGTTACGTTCATAGATGTAAGTAGCACCCGGTTTAAGTTGTCCCATTGATTATCTCCTTTGCTAATTCAGACACTGAGTATCTACCCATGCCTATATTGTCAAAACTTTCGATCACTTCTTTGTGCAAGGGCAGTAAAGATAAATCGACTTGACTAGTTTCGGCACAAGTTAAATTCTCTTGCCCAATGCTGGCGAAATGTACTACCGGTTTGCCAGTCGCATTAACGCATTGACTAACAAACTTGTGATGTATATGTCCATAGTCCCCGTCTGGATTGTGTGTTAGCACTAAATCATATGTACTACAGATACTGGCAATCTCCCTAGCAGCTTGCTCATGATTGAAACTTAACGCATCGTTTTCCATATCACGATAATCGTCTGTAAATCCCAATTGCACAGCAGTCACGCCTTGTGTGGTCCAATACTCGGCTATCTCTTTGCCCCTGGGCTCATAGATAGTATAAGTCAAATACAGTATAGTCCAGTCAAACTGCCAGTGTGTGTCTATAAAAGGTTTTGCAAAGATAACACAATCATCTGGATGTGCTACTACACACAATGCTTTTATTTTTTTCATTAATAATCAAATACCCAATGATCTAATTCGAAGTTATAAGACACCACAATATCTTTGGTAATATTATTAATGCGTTTACACGGGATGCACCATATGGTATCAGTGACGTTCATGGTATATTGGCCAAATTTTGCTTTCCAAAAAATGCCAATCATGGCAGACTTATCAGGAATCTTATTTTTCTCGACTGTAATAGATAGATCACCGTCAATTGGCTCAGATAGATCAATTACCAACGGGTTCGAAGTATACAACTCTTCTAATCGCAAATCGGACATTTTTTTATATTGTTGAAACAAATTACAAATCGTATTAGCCCTATATTTTGTTGTTGAAATTGGATGCGACTTTTGAAATTCTGTATTGATAATATCTTCAAACTTGTTGTCTATAGCAATGTCTGGTTGAAATTCAAATGCTTCCGAATTTGTTTCCACAACTGAAAAAATAGGATGTCGACGATAGGCTACTGCACACACTTCAAAGCATCCAGGTATAAAAATGCCATTATGTTTTCTGCAATGTCTAGATAGATTCAAAATATTTTCATTGAAAATCTGATTACCGATAGTCTCGGACATGTACACATCTGCCGGGATATCCAAATTTAGAAAATCATCACAAATTATTTCAATTTGGTTTTCAAGTTTCAACTGTTTAATTGTGTTTTTTGCAAACTCATATCTTCCCGGATCTTTTTCAACTGCTATTACTTTCTTTGCGCCTGCTTTGACGGCCAAAATACTTAGTAAACCAGTGCCAGCACCGATATCAACAACAACTTTATCTTTTACCGATGATTCAATTGCTGACTTGTAAAATATATTTCTGCCGGTATCATTGATCATTGGCAGAAATATTCCGTCATCTTTAAGCCAATCCATTGGTTAGTTCCATTCGGTGATAATCTTGTAGTAAACGTCCGCCAGATACTCTTGACTCTTGGGGTCGCCGTGGTAGCCCGGGTCACTGCCTTTGAACGGATATAACCATGTGGCATGCTGCGGCAATGATTCGTTTTTGGTTATTAGGAATTTATCAGGCACCAAATTGGGAATAATATCACGCACTGTGCCGGCATTCCATAAATTATCAGGCAGCACGATAAACTTGACACCCGCAAGATATGCCTGTACAATGCCGTCACGCATGATCCATGTATCCATTTGCAATTTCCAATTACTATCGTACAAATGATTGACATACTGTTTTACTGCATTTTGTGTATCTTTGTCAATTTTCCCAGCTCGATAAGGGTGTACATAATTTTCAGCTAGACTAAAAATAGTTTCGCAAATCATAGTGTATGGACGGTTATTATAGTTCACATTATTGACGCCCAGCTCCGGGATATAGCCGTTTTTAATATCTGTGTTTTGCAGGTGCATTTGTAAATCACTACCCGGGCCTTTATAGTCGTCGTTTCTAAAATTGTAGGGAGATGCTGTTGCAGGTATCTCCATCCGATCATGAAAGGTGGGGGCAATGATTGCAAAGTCGGGCTGTTGTCTAATTACTTCTTCAATCTGTAGTCTGATGCCGCCGTTACTACATCCCTGCCTTGCTAAATGCACTAGGTCCCAATCAAGTTTCTTGGCCAGCACTTCTGCATAACTAGTTCCAGGAAGTGTTTCACTTGGGCCGCTAAAACTACAACCGCATACTATTAATTTTTTTCTCATGAATGATTTTTATTTGTTAGTTCAGGCTTACTGTAAAAGTATCCGTATTCTCGATGCATCCATTCCACAAACTTGTAAACCTCGTCAGCTTGGAAATCTCTGTGAGCACGTTGTTCATTGTATAGCTGACTTGCTTTGTGTAAATTGTGTAACCAATCTTTTTCCGATATTTGAGACATGATTGTCCTCACCAAACTTTAGTATAATTTACCACTTCACTTTGTCTACTGATATCTTTGACAAAGTAAACACACAGTGGTTTAACAGAATCACTTTCTAACGGGATGGCCAGCATTTGTCCGGGCTTGAGTTTTGGGAAATACCATTTGACATCTTGATAGATATCAATTACTTCCACGGGGAAAAATTCGGGACGGAAACTGCTCAAGGGGTTAAATGCAAACGCACTAAATCCCCTGTCGTTAATGCTGGTTAAAGGCACCACTTCTAGATCTCCCAAGTCTGGTTCACCTATAAGCATTTGCCAGTCCATGGGCATTTTAATAATATTATTGCCTATTTTTAAAACTAGCGCAGGGCTGTTGAATGATTCTAAGAATATCAACGGTATCCAGAAGTAGTCAGGGTCTTTTGGGTCACTGTTATCCAGCACACAAAATCTAACGTCATTGACCTCTTCGGGTATATCGTTTAATTCGTAACTTGTATTTTCTAATGTTAATAATCGCATAGTATGTTAGTATATACTAATTTAGGCAAATGTCAACCACTTTTATCAAGTATTTGCAAATGTTTGTATGTTTTTTGAAATTGCTGCCAAGTTGGGTTATTTGCCAAGAACAAGGAAAAAATCAGTCGTGTGTCTGTGACATTTTCCACACTGTGATACTGTTGAACATTATAACAATGCCACTTGTTGGCAGGTATCTTTATCTTGAAGTCTAAGGTTACATCTTTGTGATATATATTTTCCGCCGAAGTCATGTCCGGATTGGTTCTGGATTCGTTATAAATGCAAGTGTACACATCTGGGCCGCCGGTGTCTATCACATAGTTAATAGCCACATGTCTCATTCTATCACAGTGTGGGGGGGTTATGCTGGGACGACCAACAACATTTTTAATTTTGCCCAAAACAGATTTGACTTCGACTCCGAAAAAATTACTGTAAAGATTGTTTATACGATAGACTAAATCATCTGATATAGTGGTTCCATACTTGCCGTAATTGTGTGCAGCTATATCTAGCTCGCCACGATGCAACGTATTGACCCACAATCGATCACTTTCCAGCTCTTCAATTGTGTGGCTTTGGATTAGTAAATCTTCGAGAATACTTTTTGATGGGTCAGGTAAGTTTAAAAACCAGAATTTGTCTGTGTTCATTTTTTCCAATCAACCTTTTCCAAGCTAAATGGATAATTTGCTTCTTTATAAAATTGTTTGCGTTTAGTTAAATGACGCTTTGCAAATTTGCAGGTACTGGTTATGTCCCAAATTTCGACATGATCTTTGTCTTGAGCTTTTCGGATACCACGACCAATACTCTGGATAACTCTAACAAAGCTCTTGCCAGGCTCAAAAAGCACCAAGTTAAAAATCCTAGGAATATTAATACCAACTGCTGCCACACCGTAAGTTGCGATAATGACTTTATTTGTGGAGCTGGCAATTTCATCGTATTCTTCCTTTCGATCTTTACTTTTTGTATTGCCCGAAATAAATGTAACATCAGGTTTTTCAGACAATAAACTGAACAAAGTACTTAGCTCAGTTTGTAAAATTTTACCTGTTTCAATTCGATCTACTAGAATTAGAGTATTGCCAGTTTCTTTGATCTTGTCTATTAGGTTTGCAATATAACCCACTCGATCTGTATTTGATGTCAGATATTTTAGTTCGCCTTGATAATCTTTGTATTCGACCAAGTCCATTAATTGCACAATGTTAACATGGCAGTTGGCAAGATGTCCTGCTTCTTGTAATTCACTGGCACTCAGTTTGCCCACAACTGGGCCTATGCAACAATTTAGAGCCTGAAAAGCGTAATCTTCCTTGGGAATGGTGCCTGTTAATCCCCAACGCATGGGAATCCGAGCAAACACACTACTCAGCATAGTCTTCAATGCATCGGCTTTGGCACTGTGTGCTTCGTCTACCATAATGCAAACTACCCCTTCGATGAACTCCGTGATATCCACATCTGCTTCATAGTTTTTGCTGTTCTTAAACAGAGTGTTCAAACTCTGCCATGTACAGATAGTATGGGTACGTGTATATTCTTTTCTGTCGCCAAACAGCACACCAACATCCAGACCCATGTTAATGTAATCTGCTTCTGTTTGACGCACTAAGTCCTTGCTGGGCACAATAACAATACTTCGACCATAAGATTGCACACTTGCACTCAAGGCCGCAGTTATCAAAGTTTTACCTGCACCTGTGGCCACTTCCTGGATGCATTGTGGATTTTCTAAAAAACGATTAATGATGTCAATTTGATAGTCACGCAACACAATAGGCTGTCCCTCGACTGGATGTCCCTTTGGCCACAACACATGACTAAAGGACGATTCGTCAACTTGATCGAATTCGAATACTGTGCTGTAATCCCTGACATCATCTATTTCAACATCGTACCCACGTTCGTCCAAGAACGGCAGTATGTCTGGCAACAAATTAATATAAGTGGTGCCGCCTAAACTGAAAAAACCAACTTTACCATCCCATCTGCCCAGACGAACTGCTGGCAAGTATCTTGCGCCCGGGATTTCATACTTGAACTTATCCACTAGTCGTTTTTTGTCGGCCAAGTCAAGACCCTCGATCTTGACATTGACTTCGTCTTTAATGATTAATTTGGCAATGGTCATTGTTCTAAGTATATAATTTTTTCGGCATTGGTTTGCCAGCTTTCTTTTTTGCTACCAATCAATGTAGCTGTGTAACTGACCATTAGTTTGGGATAAACATTGTAATTTTTACCCCTATTCAGATACTTTATATCGTCTGTATCCACTTCGGGGGTACCTGTAGTGTAAATGTGTAGCGGCAGTCTGTCAACCAGTCTGGCATATTCTATTATGGCTTCCAGGCTTATGGCTTCTTTTTTAACTACACTGATTCTATTATTTACTATAGAACACAGAACTTGGTTATCACCCAGTAGGCCACATGCTTGATTCCTAACGTCGGGGGACACATCATAGCCCAATGTGGCAGCAGCATCAACCAATCGTAATAAGTTTTTGTCTCCCAAGCCACCGAGACTTTGTTCTATATAATCCACTAGGTTGCTGTCCGAATTTACTATCTC